GAAGACGGTCACAAACGTCATTCAGGCTGTTTCCCATAAGTCAGCCCTCCTTTTCGTAAGCCCATCCGAGAAGACGGTCAAAGGGAAGCCCTATGCGATGATGTGTGTCTTTTTTTGAAAGACAGAAATCCCCGTCATCGTCAACCTCTCCGTCCGTGCATCCTCTGTAAATTTGCCCGTTATTGAAGACGAATAATGCCGTGCGGTTGCTGTCAATGCCGCCGATGTCTTCCGGGTCTCTCAATGTATAACGCTGACCGTTTGAAAGCGTTATTTTACACCGTGTCACGTTTTTCATACTTGTTTCTCCTTTCTTGTTTCTTGTGTGTCAGATGTTGTTCTGTCCTCGTATGAAAGCGTGATACCCGTCAGAACCCCGTTATCGTCACGTTTGAACAGAGCACGTTCAAGGTATATGCCTCCCTGCTCGAACTGTCTGTTAGAGGCTTCAAGAAAGCCCCTGACTTCTTCAATGTTTATTTTCCTGCCCATTGTTGTTACACATTGTTTGAACCTTGACATTTTTTGTTGCTTTTCCAACCCTCTTTTGATAACTGTATTGAACATCGCCCGTTCTGTTTGTGAAGTAAACGTAACGGTCATTGTCACGGAAACGATAAACCGTGATACCGTCAACCGTGAACAGTTTTTCAACGGGGTATGATTGGTTAGAACTCGCCTTGACTTCTTCGACTTGTTTTGATTCGCACGCTGTCAGGGCTAAGAGTGCGATTGAAATGATAATAATCTTTTTCATTTTGTTGGTATTTTAGTGTTAAACACATCTTTGAGCCACTGTTTATATGAACTTATCGGCTTACCGTAGAAAGCCATATTAGCTTTGTAATTCTCATACATCTGTTTGCGAAAATCCGCAGGGATTTGTTTTTTCTGTTTTCTCATTTTCATTTTCAATTCTTTTTATGTTTCACATCTATCCAAGCCGTAACGATTGCGCAAAAAAAGTTTATCACGCTTATTCCTGCCAATATTTTTGCAAGCCACAATATTTCTGCATCATAAGCCAGTAAACACGCAATCAACGAGAGCCAAAATGTTATTTCTTCAAATTGATAATTCTTCATTTTTCGTTATTTTTTAAGTGAATAAATTCAGTTGTACGGGTCTGTTTTTGACCGTTCTTTCATATATTGGGCAGCGGTCTTTGTAAAAGCAACAACCGTTTTTTGCGGCTGAGAACCTTTCATCCCAAAGCCGCTTGTATTCATCTGTCCCCATTTCGGCTTCTGTGTTCAGAAACTGAACCAGCTTTATACAGAAGAAGCCCCGTTCTTCTTGCTTTTCATCGTGAAGCGGTATCAAGCCGTTTCCTTTCGGTCTCATGGTCTCAACTGTTTAAGAAGTCTTTCAAGACCCCGCCCGTCCTTTATGCTTTTTCCTGTTGCCCATCCGCTGTACGGGAAGAATGTCACTGTTTGCCCTTTGTGAATGAACTGTATCTGAGTGTTGTCACGCTGAACAATCTCAAAGCCGAGTTCCTGAATACGGCTGACAGCATATTCAATGCGTGTCGGTTCAAGCCGTTTTTGCCTTTCAATGTCTAATCTTGCCATAACTTTATCGATTTATCCATTCTTTAACCCTGTTTATGTATGTTGGAGGAACATAGTAGTTAAACTCCCCCTGTTCAAGAGCGTTTATTTCACTTTGTACGGTTTGAATTACTGTCTTGTTCCTGTTTAGCGTAGTTGAACAAGTCGTTCTGTACAGGCTTGTTTTGAAGCGTTTTCAGCTTTGTTCGCTTCGCTTTAAGTAGTGTTTTGCTTTTTTCTTCAATATATTCTTCCCCTTGCAGAAGTGTCTGAGGACAAATCGTTAGCTCTGTTTTACGGAGAGGGTTATTAACTTTGATAAGGGCTGCAAGGTATTCAAAATACCACCTCCATTTCTCAATCATAGAGACAGATAATTTGTTCCGATAATAAACCACTTCATCAGCGTGATGACCTTTGAATATGGTTATCTTTACGCAAATCGGATTTTCAATCAATCTTACCATAACTTTGGGTTCTGTTTTTCGTGAATAATTCTTTGAACTCTTTCTATTTCGTCATCAATGACCCGTTCAAGTCTCTTGCTTTCTGTCAGGGCTGAACTTGTCTTGGTCTTGAAATATTCCCGCTGTTTTTCTCTCATTCGGACAACAGCGTCAAAAAATTCTTTCGGCTTCATGTCAATACCTGAATTTTGTGAAGTGAATAATCGCCATAGGCTGTTTTAAATCATAACTTTTAAACCAATCATACCAATCGTTGAACGATAAGCCGTCATTCGCCGCCAAATCAGGCAATTCAACCCTGTTTCCGTTTATCGTTGTGGGTCTGAATAAATCAATCATTTTCAATTCTTGAATTCCAAGCCCGTCTTCATTTGTCAGTATGGCTATTTCTTCTTGCGGGCTTCTGTATGGTTTTCCCGTCCATTGTCTGACAGAGAGAACCGCCTTCCCGGCTTGAACCTCTGTGATGCGTTTCAGCCATAGCGGATAGTTTGACCGTATCGTGTGCTTCTTTGGGTGTCTGTATAAACACGCTGAACCTCTGTTGAAAACCTGTCCCGCATTGAAAGCGTCACGAAATGATGTCGGTTCTCCCTTGCGTATGTGTGTGGAGGGGAAGAACTTCGATAGTGTAAGAACATAAGTTTTAATCTTTTCCATTGTCTGTAAATTTATTTTGCTGTTAAATGGTTAAAACGGGCATTCTTCATCGGATGGCTGAAAGTCATCCCAGTTGAATTGAGAGGCTTCAAAGGCTTCCTGCTCACGCCGTTTGATTTCTTCCTGTAAATGGTTGCTGTTATCCCAAACGGGTTCTGTTCCGTTGACAAAGGGGCTGTAACGCCCGTTGTTCAGGTTATATTTGAACAGAGCCATTCCGCACTCTCCGAGGTGTCTGAACTTCACTTTCTTCACGTAGATTTCAACCGTGTTTTCAAGTCGGTTTCTGTGAACGACAATACCGAAATCAGCCTTGTTGTAGAAGTTAGCCGAGCCGCTGATGTCATAAAGTGTCGGTATCTCAGGCTCGCCGTCTTTGTTCTTCTGCATCTTTGTTGGGTGCGCCATAAGGATAACCAACACATCGTGCTGCTGTGCGAAGTTTGTCAGTTTGTCAAGCAGCCTTGATATGTATTTAGTCTCGTTCTTGCCCTCGCTTTCATCTTCAAGCCTGTTATATGGGTCAATAACGAGAACTTTAATCCCCTTGCGTCTGACAAGGAATTTCGCCCTTTCGAGAATTGCGTCAACCCTGAAATCGCTTTTCGGGGATATGAAGAAGAAATTTGTTTCAAGGTGTTGTTTCACTTGTTTGTACTCCCCGTATGTCAGGTGTTCTTTGTCAAACTGTTTGCCCGTGAACTTCTCAATCAGTTTTGAGGCGTGATATTCCAGCGGGGCGTTCTCCGGGCTGAAATAAGCGAAACGCCAGCCGTAGCGGATATTCAATCGTTCTGCAATTTCGTCAATAAATTCAGACTTACCCGAACTCGGAACGCCCGTGATGATACACAGACGCTTCGTTTCAAAAGAGCACAATCGGTCGAAGTTGTCATGCCCGATTGTTACCCCTTTCTGCAAGCCATGCTCAAACAGAGCGTCAAGGGATTGTTCAAAGTCTGACAGCGTGAAAACGCCTTCAATCTTTATTTCGGGAGCGTCAGCGATACATTTCAGAAGACTTTCACGCCCGTACTTCTGCAGGTGTTCGTTAGCGTCCTTGCATCCGTCCCCGTATTCAATGATCCGGCAGCGTTCAGCCCCGAAACGCCTTATCAGTTCTTCTTTCAGAACAACGCCTTTCGTGTCCGTGTCGGATGCGATGTATATTGTCTCTTTGTCATCAAAGTATTCTTCGAGATAATCATCGAGGTAGTCAAGGTTTGAGTTAGCCCCGTTCGGAACGCTCACAACATCTGTTCGTCCGCATTCAAAGAATGACAGAGCGTCCATTTCGCCCTCTGTGATGATACATTCTTTCGTACCTTTGATGTTGTCAATCCCGTATGGGAGAAGTTCTGCGCCTGAACAGAGTTTGAAACATTTGTCTCCCGTTCTGAATTTCGTGTTGACAAGTTCCCCGTTATGGTAGTAGTTGAACTGAACCGTATTCGCTTTGCCGTTCTTCTGTGGCATCCATTCAAGCCCCTCGGTTACTTTCATCGCAGTCAGGGTCTTTTCGCTGATACCCCGTCCCTTGAACCATTCAAGGGCTTTCCCTGAGATTGAAGAACAGTCCTGACGTGGGGCGGGTTTCTTGTAAACGGGTTTCTCGCGGCGTATGGGGGCGGCGTTGCGCCACGGGCGGTCTTCTTTTTCCCAAGGTTCTTTTTCCGCTGCACAGCCCGAGAAGCCGCAGTAATGACAGTTGAACTCGCCTGTTTCAAGGTTGATAGAAAGACTTTTGTCACGTTTGTCGTGACGCTGGTCATGGCACTGTGGGCAGAAAACCTTTCTGTTTCCTGAACGCCCGTAGGGGGCTTTTATCCCGTATCTTTCCCAATTTATGCTCATAATAAAATCCAAGTGTTTGATGATGAATCCCAAGCGTGTCTGTCAGACGGACGGGGTGGGGCTGTAGGAGGTATTATTGCCTTGCCTGAACCGTATGTCCTTCGCCCTGAGTTGTCATAGAACTCGCCGACACCGAGTTGAACCTTTGTGACTTTTGAACCGTTCTGAACGCCGCTGCCTTTATCGTTGTCGTAGTTGCCCTCTTGAACCTTTATCCAGTTTGAACCGTTCTCAAAAATCCAATCGAATGTCGCCGTCCACGCCCTTTTGTTGGATTGCCGCCCGGTCAGGAAGTCGGAAGCCTGAACACGCTTGAAGATGTCTTCTGCGGTCTGTATCCAAGTC